GAGAGTTCGATTCTCTCACGGTCCACCAAATCTCACCCTTACATACGGTGTACAATAGGACAAGTAGTATGTAACCATATTGAAGCACATTAATTCATGGTGAAATGATTAGGTCTGACCGTCTTAATGTTTTTGCCTACGAAACAAGGTAAATAACCCCGCTCGTCACGGTTCTTGTAGTGTGTTTCAATATGGCGATGTAGCTCAATTGGTAGAGCAGGTTCTTCATACGGACAAGGTTGGGAGCTCGTATCTCTCCTTCGCCACCAAATTGTTGGGGATTAGTTAAATGGTATAACAATGGATTTTGATTCCATCATCATAGGTTCGATTCCTATACCCTCTGCCAAATGTAAGATAGTTGTACATACGTCCTGCAGGTAAGTGTACAACCGTATCATCACGGAAGGTTGCGAAGCCGTGTAATTAAATACACACCAGAAATTCTGTCCTTAGCACAACTGGATAGTGCACTAGGCTACGAACTTAGAGGTTGGGGATTCGAGTTCCTCAGGACAGGCCAAGTATTTTTTTTGCCCTTTTGCGCCGAATGGGAAGGCAACGGATTTGTAATCCGTCTTCGAAAGATAGAGAGTGTTCGATTCACTCAGAGGGCACCAGATATATACCTGGATAGTTAAGTGGTATAACGGAGGCTTGATAAGCCTTTATTACAAGTTCGATTCTTGTTCCAGGTACCAATATCTCTCGCAAGTGTTCCGGTAGCACAAGGTTCTCCAAAAGCCTTGGACGGGGTTCGATTCCCTGGCGGGAGGCCAATTATTTTAGAAGACCTTGTATTCTATTAATTTCATCTTGAATTGCATCAGACGAATAGAAATAATCTAAAAGATTTTCTGACATAAGATTGAGAATTTCAATTCTTCTTTCCATGTTCTTACGAGTATTCTTCAAGTTGTCAATATGGTTCTGTGTGAACTTTTGCAACATGTTTTCTTTTTTCTTTGATTTGATTCGTACAACAATCAATTCAAATTTGTGTATTTGTTTACTTATTTCGGCAATGTTATTGTTGACATTTTTAATACCCTCAATGATATCGCCTTTCATCATCATAATTAAATCATCCGTAATAGGATCCATTTTGTTTATGAAATGGTGCAACAGATTAGCAAGTTCGTTCATAACTTCAGCATTGACATCTCTAGGTTGGTCAAAGTTACCAGTCCTATCATAATTAGAACGTCTTTCCGGATCACTAAGGATCTCGTAAGCCATTTTAATTTTTTTAAAAATTTCTTCATCACCACCTTTATCTGGATGGTGTATTTGTGCTAAAGTTCTGTAAGCATGTTTAATATCTTCACTTGTACAGTCTGGTGATAATTCCAGTAGTTTGTATAGGTCCATGATGTTTAAATAGTAGTGTTTAGATATTTATTGTTGTTAAAAAGGTGTTACATGAGAAATTTCGATATACAAGCAGTCAAAGATTTCATTTTGGCTCAAGGACCTGATACAAGAGTATATCTTGGTGCCGACTCTGAACGACTAAGAGTTAATGGTGTATGGTATGCTGACTATGCACTTGCCGTTGTTGTTCACATTGATGGTTGCCACGGTTGTAAGATTTTTGGTTTTGTAGACCGTGAATTGGATTATGACCACAAGAAAAGTAAACCAGCAATGCGTTTGATGACAGAGGTATATAAAGTATCTGAGTTGTTTCAAGAAATGGCAGATGTCTTAGAAGACCGCCATGTTGAAGTGCATTTAGACTTAAATAAATCTGATGAATTCGGTTCTTCTTGCGTTGTGCAACAAGCAATAGGGTACATCAAAGGTACATGTGATATCACTCCTATGGTGAAACCAGATGCACCTGCCGCAAGTTTTTGTGCTGACAGATTGAAAAGAATCTTGGCAGAGCAGGAATAAATAATGGAGACTATAGTGTAACGGTTTAGCACCCGACTCTGTGAAAGTCGTAGAATGGGTTCGTCTCCCATTAGTCTCCCCAAACTTTGTTAAGGAAAATTATGAAAATAGGTGGTATCTATTATGAGATTCTTCATAAGACAAATGAAGAAATGAATGGCAATATTGGTCTTGCTGATTTCAATAGACAAGAAATTAGCATCAATACCGACCATACAACTCAAACTCAAAAAATTGCTTTAGTGCATGAGATTTTGCACATACTAGACAGCACCTATCATCTTAAATTAACCGAAGAACAAGTAATCTATACCGCACATGCGTTGATAGGTTTCATTGAAGATAACAAAGATTTTCTGACCGATTTATTATAAAGGAATATTATGTACACACCCTTGCATGACAAGATTATCGTTCAACGACTTGAAAAAGTCAATCAAACCGCTTCCGGTATTATACTCAAATCTTCACCCGAACCAGATAGAGCAAAAGTTGTTTCTATCGGTCCTGATGTTGAAGAAATTTCTATCGGTGATGAAATACTAGTTAACTGGAACGGAGCAATTAAAGTAAAAGATGACTTATATACTTTAAAAGTAGAACACGTTGTAGCAGTATTTGAAACTGAATAATAAGCCTGGTTGCGTAGAGAGGTTATACGTCTCCCTTACAAGGAGAGCGATGAAAGTTCGAGTCTTTCACCAGGTACCAAATTTTGGAAGGTGAGCTAGTCTGGTGATTCAGCGTCCGCCTGAAGAGCGGAAGAATTAGGTTCGATTCCTAAACCTTCCACCAAAATAATGCCCTCGTGGACAAATTGGCAAAGTCAACGGTCTTAGAAGCCGAAGTTTGAGAGTTCGAGTCTCTCCGAGGGCACCAATACGAGTATGGCGGAATTGGTAGACGCACCGGTTTTAAGCACCGACGCCTAGGCGTGAGAGTTCGAATCTCTCTACTCGTACCAGTATAAATAAAGAATCTAAGCGGGTATGGTGCTAGTGGTAACACATGACTTTGCCAAAGTTAAGTTACGAGTTCGATTCTCGTTACCCGCTCCAAAATTAACAAAAGTGTCACAATAAAATATACTATATACTAATTGCGGGATGGTGAAATGGTATCACAGAGGACTCATAATCCTCAGTTCCTCGTTCGAATCTTGGTCCCGCAACCAAACAAACTACTTCAAATTTAGGTGAACAGATTATGTCAAAAGTCTTATTTCTTCTCAAGCGCAGGGAAGATTATAACAGCATCACACATTCAAATGTAGGTCTAAGTACAGGACTTTACAATTCAGCAGTTTTTATGCAAAAGATGCTAGAAGAAAATGGTGTGCAGTCAAAATTAGTTGTGTGTGCCGATAATAATAATATTGACAGAGAAGTTAATATTTACAAACCGACTCATGTTATTATTGAAGCACTTTGGGTAACCCCAACAAAATTCGATATACTGCAAAAACTACACCCTTCAGTCAAATGGATTATCAGATTACATTCTGAGTTACCGTTTATGGCAGGTGAAGGTATTGCTATGGATTGGATTGCCGAATATTCAACTTATAAAAATGTTGTGATTGCTTGTAATGCTCCTAGAATGTTATATGACATGAGAGAGTATGTCAAAGAACATTTTGGTTTTAGAATCTGTAGAGTAGAAGAAGAGGTCATATATTTACCGAATTATTACCCACAAGAATTCAAAAAGAAAACAGAATTTTATACCGGTGAATATGTAAATGTGGGTTGTTTTGGTGCTGTCAGACCGCTAAAGAATCATTTGTCACAAGCATTAGGTGCTTTACAATTTGCAAATAGAATTAAAAAGAAATTAAGATTTCATGTTAATGCTGGTCGCATTGAGATGAAAGGCGAACCAATGATTCACAACCTTAGGTCTTTCTTTGAACAGATTAGCGATAGTGGTCATCAATTGATAAATCATCAATGGACACCTAGAGAAAGTTTTACTGATTTGTGTGCAAAGATGGATATAGGATTACAGGTAAGTTTCTCTGAGACTTTTAATATTGTTGGTGCTGATTTTGTATCTGAATGTGTACCGTTTATCGGGTCAAAAGAGATACCATGGGCACCTAAAACGTTTATTGCCGATCCTACAAGCACAAAGAGTATTGCCGATGCATTAGAGTTAGCTTATAAATGGCCTCGTATAAATACATGGCTAAACAGAAAGAATCTCATTAATTACACAGATGAGACTTTGAGAATATGGTTAAAATATTTCAAATAAGGAATTAAAATGTCACATCACATGGTAAAAAAACACAAATGGGTTAATGGTATTTTAGAGTCGTCTGCACACTTTTTCGATACGTTCGAATCTGCAAAATCATTTGTCGATAGTGCGGACGCAGATACATTAAAAATCTTTAATACAAATGGTGAATTAGTTCACGAAGTAAACGCAACAGACAATAATTCAATATCCTAAAATTCGTTCAGCCTCTTGTATTCTTGTTTTAGTACTTCTGCTACCTAAGATTACAAGTATTTTGTTATCTATCAGCATTACAATACACCCACCTGCAGGAAATGTCCATCCTGTTTTACTGACTTGAATATTGGTATATTTTTCTGTAAGTGGGTTTGTGTTTGTATAATCTACCCAATTGTCATTAACTAAGATTTTAGTCCTATATTGTTTGCTCATTGATATCAGAGGATAATTCTTTGTCTCTTTGACAAGTAACATTAAATCTTTTGCGGTACTAATATTACCTTTATCTAATCCTGTTGGCTCAACAATCTTAGTATTTTGCATACCAATTTGAATTGCTTTTTCATTGATTGCCTGAATACAAGCATTAAGACCACCGGTGTAATTCTGACATAATGTTAAAGCGGCACGGTTATCTGACGATACTAATGACATCTCTATTAAATCTTTTCTGGTAGTCTTTTGATTTTTTCTTGGTAATTTATCTCTTAATTCTGTAGTAAGAGTTAAGACTTGTGTTAAATCTTGTTTAGCATCTATTACGACCATTGCGGTAAGTAACTTTGTGATACTAGCGATTGGACGTACTTCATCTATATTTTGAGATGATATGATTGTACCATTAGTATCAGCCAACAGCCATGATTTCGCTGTTAATGGCTTTGCATTACAGAATAGTGAAAACGTTAATAGGATGATAAATAATAAACGAGACAATTAAAACCTCTTTTTGCATTGATGAATGAATATTTATGGACACTTAAATAGACTCATTTCAACAATCAAATGCGCTTCACAACAAAACTTTTAGAATACATAGAAACAATCGAAAGCGTTGCACAATTCATATTATTGTTCTTTTTAATAGGAACATTTGTTGCAATTGGAGTATTACTCTTCGTCTGGTGGGCTCTCAAAAGTCGGCTTCTTTGACTTTTCTATATAATCCAGTATCTCTTTCTTACGCAACTCTTGTAACACATATTGATTTGTGTGGTCTTTGAGTCCGGGATAACGTTTCTCGGCATCGTGTGCAATATAGGCAAACATACAACCAGTGCAAAATATTAAGAACAAAAAAAGTCCACCGAAATAGGCATCGGCTTTTAATGTTTTCATAAAGCGTTCTTTTCTTCTTGCCTCAGCCGCTTCCATCTTCATTCGCTTGGCAATAAGAATCTTTTCTTGTGCACCAAGTTCTTCCATCATCTTGTTCACATCTGTCCATAGAGCACCAAGTTCTGGTGGACTTTGATATACTACTAACTCACGTAAATCGACACTCATCTGCTCTAATTTCTTTTTCATTAGAACACGTTGTAGTGCACGTTTACCTATACTAGCACCACCTTCGTAGATGTGTGTCTTAGCATACTTTTCTTCTTCCTCTAGGACAGTTTTGCACTTGTGGAAAGCATCAAAGAATTCACCAATCTTTTCACCAATTTCAGTATAGATATCATCAGTCTCTCCACCCTTTTTATTGAGTTCGATGATTTCATTTTTCTTTTCAATGTAGGCTTTTTTCTGCTCGGCTGAAGCAGGTTTATCTTTGTGATTGGCGTGGAACTGCTTGTCAAGGTCGTCTAATACTTCCTTAACATTTCCTGCGGCACCTTTGATATCTTTGTATAGCTGGCAACCTTTTTTTACGGCAGAGACGGCCGCATTTGCCATTGCAAATAGCGTAATTGGATCCATTACATCCTATGTGATAATTACCTAAACTTAATAATAAATACATGGTAAAAACAACATAAAACACTTGACACCCAACTAAAATTCATATATAATAGATGAACTATCTATTTATGCGTGGTTAGTTTAATGGTAGAATTAGAGCCTTCCAAGCTCAAGACAGGGGTTCGATTCCCCTACCACGCTCCAACATTATAAGGTTTATTATGATTCAAATATTGAAATTAGTTACCGGTGAAGAAGTTTTAGGTGAAATTACCAAAACCGATAAAATTTTTACAATTAAAAATCCGGTAGGTGTCGTTGCCGTTCGTGGTAAAGATGGTCAGCCGAACATCGGATTCTCACCGTTTCCACTACATGCCGATCCAGTCAAAGATTTAACTGTTGACTTTTTGATTGAATCTGTAGTATACTCATATACACCGGCACAAGATTTCATTGACAACTACAATCAAATCTTCGGTTCAGGCATCGTACTTCCAAAACCAAAAGAAATTATCCTAGGATGAACTTTTACACCAGCGTTCACGTTATCGGCAATAACGTAATGTTTCGAGGTATTAGAAATGGTAAAAGAGTCAGACAAAAGATTGAATACTCGCCATCTCTGTATCTTGAAACAAAAAAAGATTCCAAATACAAAAGCCTACAAGGCCTAAACTTAGAGCAAAGAAAATTCGAAACTATCCGTGATGCTAGAGATTTTCTAGACGGTTGGCGAGATGTTGCTAATGCACCTAAGATATATGGTCAGGCTCGTTTCGAATATGCTTATATCACAGACCATTATCCTGGTTTGATTGACTACGACTTCGAACATGTTAGAGTTG